TCACTGTCGAGTTATCCGACTCCGACAGCGACAACTTCACCAAAAACTTAATCACAGTACGCGCCGAAAGACGTTGCGCACTGGCGGTTGAGCGTCCTGCGGCGATTCGTTATGGCGATTTAACACCCGCTTAGGCTATTTTTTGCTGGCATTGGAAACAGTGTCAGCAGGAAAGAAACCTTACGGAGTCGCCATGGAAGTCCAAGTAAAAATTATCAATCCGTGCGTGTTTGCGGAGTTCGGGCAGTTGCGCTCAGGTGATATTGTGCGCACCTCAAAGGCCAGTGCCAACTTGCTGGTAAATGATTACAAAGTCGCGGTTTTTGATATTCCAAAGCCTACAAAGCCCGTTAAAAAATGATAGTCCATAAAATAAAAACTCAGCCACAAGCCGAGCCAGTATCAATGGCTGATGTGCGCGAGTTTATGGGCATTGTGCGTGTTGCTGACACAAGCCGTTACGCTCAGATAGAGCAGCAAATAACGGCAGCAAGAATAGCGGCGGAGTCATTCACAGAAACAGCAATTATGCCCCAGTCATGGTCATTATACGCCCCAAAATTTCAGCAAAAAATTAATCTAAGGCCGCAGCTACAAAGCATCGAGAGTGTTAAATATTATGACGACTCCGGCGCATTATCAACGGTTGATCCGTCTGTTTATATCGTTGATATGGGGGCAAATTGTATTGAGTTAATGCCTGGCCAAGCGTGGCCGTCTCCGCAAATACGAACCAGCGCTGTTGTGATTGAGTATTCATGCGGATATGCAGCAATAAGCGACATCCCGGCACCTATTTTGCAGGCGATTAAGTTCTTGGTAGCGCACTGGGAAAATAATCAGAAATCCATCGAAGGGGCAATGATTAAAACCATTCCCTATGCCGTCGAGCAGATGCTAAGCCCATATAAAGACTGGCGGAATTATTTTGCATAAGCGTCGGGCGATATTAGCGGCGATACAGTCGCAGCTATCTGTTTTGCCGGGTTATGGCTCGGTAACAATCCAGCGCATTGCACCACGGCGCGAATCGTTCCCGGCGATTACCTTATTTTCCGAATCTGAAAGCATCGAACACATCAGCAATATGACACCGCGTGCCCAACTCAGGGTGCTGACGGTATCGGTGATTACTTGGCTAAATAGCGCGGTGGACGACGAAAAAACAGAGCTGGACATGGATCAATACGCACTTGAAATTGAGGGCGCATTAACTCAGCCGCTTATGGCAGAGGACATTCACCTCGTATCAACCGATTTTCTTTTTTCCGAAGATGACACAGCAATAAACGCTTTAACGCTTACGTACAAAGTCACTTATGTGACAACCGAGCTTGACCCGAATTACACCTTAACGTCCGTCGTGATGACGCACTCAATCCCAATAGTGGAGCTTTAAAATGGCAGCAGTACGAACAATGACAAATGTGGCGATAGCCATGCAATCTGCGCTTGGCGCGGAAAAAACAATAACCGCCATTAGCAAGGCTGCACCCGGAATTGTCACGGCGACACATGACTTTATTAACGGCGATTACGTTAAAATGACAGTAAATGGGATGCAGCAGCTTGATGGAAAAGTGTTTCGTGTCTGCAATATTGCAACCACTGTGTCGTTCCAGCTTGAGGACGTAAGCGGGGGCGCTGGAATCAGCACACTTGCCTACGATACTTTTTCATCTGGCTCATGCGAAAAAATCACCTTTGGAACAACGCTTTCAACAGTGGCAGAGATCACAATGTCAGGCGGCGACTTTTCCAAGCTCGACACAACCGTTATTCATGGCAACGTAAAGCGCGAGCGCCCCGGAATTGCATCGGCTGTATCTGTTGACATCAAACACAATTGGGATATTACCGACGCAGGGCAGGCAGCAATGAAAATTGCATCCGACGCACAAACGCAGCTTGCTATTAAAGTGACGTTTGGCGTAGGCGGTAACATTATGGTTTTTTCCGGGTATGTTGGCTATACGGGCCTCCCGTCTGGCGCATTTGGCGAGGTTATCAAAGCGGCTGGTAATATATCGGCAAACTCAGCGCCGACTTATTACACAGCATGAGCCTGATAGATAAGATCAAAGCGGCAAGGCAGTCAACTGTCGAAGCGGGGGGCTTGAGCTACACCATTACCCGCCCGACAGCATTGTCGCTGTCGTCTGGCTGGGAGTCTGGCTTTAAAAAAGAGGCGGTTTTACGGCGCTATGTGGTCGGCTGGAATCACCAAGAAATTGATTTAATTCCCGGTGGCTCGCCGGTGGCTGTTCCGTTTGAATCTGAATTGTTTATTGAGTTCGTCGCAGACTTGCCGGACGTTATCGGAGCTTTGCTGGCGGCTATCAATGATTTATATGATAGCCACAACAAAGCGTTAGAGATCGAAGAAAAAAAAACATAGCCTATTTTGAGGGGCAGGGAATACCGGGGCTGGTCAATATCCCCGGCGTTCCACTTCAAGCGGCAATCGCGGCATGGAACATCATGGGCGGGATAGACTGGACGGCATTACCGACAGTCTGCGAGATGCTCGGCATTGATGATGTTGAAACGCTAATTAAAAACCTTGTGCTAATTCGGAGTGGCCAATAATGGACGGAATACAGCTAAACGTAACGGGCGCAGGCGACGCAATACGGCGCATTAATGCCTACAGCTTGCAACTAGGCGACAAGGTTGTCATGTCGGCGCTACGGGCAGGCGGGGCGCTACTCAAAAAACAAATTCAAACTCAAGTACATACTGAGTCGGGCCGGTTAAAGCGGTCGATTCGTGTATTTACATCAAAAATAAATAAGCGCAACAAAAACTCAAAAATAGGGCTATTCGTCCGGCCTTATACCGGCAAGAAAAAAGACGATCCACGCGGCGCATATTACGCCTATATGGTTGAAAATGGCTATGAAGTACGCGGCAGGAATACCGGCACATCACCGCGCAGGCTAGGCGCGACTGGCTTAGTTTCAGGCCGTAAAACTCAAGCATCTGGAAAGTTTGTCATGGGTCGTCAATTTGTCAAAAATGGCTTTACCGCAAGTCGGTCATCTGTGGAGCGATTGATTAGCCAGTCTGTTGAGCAAGGCTCGGCACAGCTTGCGGCAAGGCTGGACTTATGAGTACCGGCGTAAATATTGACATTACCGCAAACCTCACGCGGTTCAGTAGCAACTTAGACCGGGCCACGCAGGATTTAAACCGATTCCAAACTAACGCCCAACGCGAATCTGCACGATCAGCGGCATCTATAAACGCACTCGGAAACAGTATAAAAAGCCTGGCAGTTGGTTATGTTGGGGTGTCGGCCTTATCTGGATTGGCTAGAGACATACTTGACACAAACAGAAGCATGGAGTCGCTACGGATGCAGCTATCGGCAGTTGAGGGGTCGGCTGATGGCGCGAGAATGGCATTTGATTTCATCACAAAATTTGCTGTAGAAACACCATTCGAGATTGATGGCCTTACCAAGTCATTTGTTATGCTGCAAAATTTCGGCATAAACCCCACAAAGAGCGTCATGGAGGCGCTAACAAATCAAGCGGCAAAGCTGGGCGGGTCGCAAGAAACGCTGGCAGGGATTACGCTCGCATTGGGTCAGGCATATAGTAAGGGTAAATTGCAAGCCGAAGAAATGAACCAGCTTGTCGAGCGTGGAGTGCCTGTTTATAAGTTGCTGGCAGAGGTCACGGGCAAAACTACCGACGAAATAATGGGCATGTCAAAAGCTGTCGAGATAAATCGCGAGGTTATTGATAAGTTGATTATAAAAATGGGTGAACTTGCCAGCGGCTCAAATGCAAAGGCAATGGACACACTAAACGGTAAAATATCAAATCTTGGTGATAGCTGGCATCAGTTTGAAGATGCTCTAATGCAGGACAAGTCAGAAGGATTTATAAAAAGCATAGTCAGCTCAATATCAGAGTCATTAAATATTCTAACTAGAAATATGTCAGGCAGTCTGGACAGTCAAATTTCACATGCCAAAGCAAGAGTCGCAGAATTTAATAGCCTTGGCGTAGCTGGTAAATTTGTTTCTGATATGACTGGATATGATGTAAATGTCGAAAAGAATAAGCTCGAAGGATTGCAGAGAAGAAAAGAAAAGCAGGACGCATCTGACGAAGAAATAAGAAACTCAAAGCTAAGCGCGGCGGCAATAGCTCAAACAAGTGATTGGCTTGCTGAACTTGAAGCAAGCAATGACGAAAAAACAAAGAAAAGCAAAAAGGGCAAAAAAACAGCAATTACAGACGAGCAAAAAGCCGTTAATAGCTTGGCTAAGGAATACGATAATCTAGTCGAAAGCCTGACGAGAGAAGTAGCGCTACACGGCGACAATACCGAAGCAGCAAAGATGGAATATGAGGTGATTAATGGCTCACTGACGGCGCTTAGCGAGGGGCAAAAGCTTAAATTACTGAATCTTGCGGCAGAAAAAGACGCTATAGAAATAAACATAAAAGCTTACGAGGAATACGATCAGGTAATCGAGGACGGCTTAGCCCTTGCCAAAAAACAGCGCTCAGAAATGGCGGCAGACCAGACCCATTTATCTCAGAAATTTGACGCTCCTCGTCTGGATTTAAACGCGGGGATCAGTGACGCAATGGATGCTAGGGCATCAGGAATTATCCCGAATGACGCAGCCCTAAAACAAGTGCTTGACAAGATGGGTCAGGATTACAACGACCTGACCGACAAGGCCACAAAGTCAACTGACACAATGAGCGAATTTGCAGTTCAGGCGGCACACAACATGCAGTCTGCTTTTGCTGATTTTCTGTTTGATCCGTTTAAGGACGGCATGGACGGCATGGCGGTTGGATTTCTAAAAGTCCTACAAAAAATGGCGGCAGATGCGGCGGCGACTCAAATACTCGGCAGCTTAATGGGTACAAAGTCCGGCGATGGTGGCGGCTTACTCGGCACGGCATTTAGCGCCATTGCTGGTGGCATTGGGTCGTATTTTGGCGGCGGAACAAGCTTTAACGGTACAGGGATGCTTAAATCATTTGCTAACGCAAATGGTAACGCCTTTAGCGCTGGCTCGGTAATCCCATTTGCGTCTGGAGGCGTATTTGACAAGCCGACTAATTTCCCCATGTCAGGCGGTAGGACAGGATTGATGGGCGAAGCTGGCCCGGAAGCTATTATGCCCTTAACTCGCGGCCCCGGTGGAAAGCTGGGCGTTATGGCAATCGGTGGCGGCGGTGATGTGCAAATCAGCACACAAGTCACGGTGTCAGGTGGCAATAATAACAGCGACTCAAACATGGCAGCACTCGGCGGCATGATAAATGCGCGAATACGCGAAGTGATCGTAACCGAAAAACGCCCTAATGGACTACTTGCATGAACCTACCCTATCCAGAAAAAATACACATCAGCTCAAGCCCAAAAATAAAGGACAGCGTGTCAATCCTGCCGCTTGGCGATAACTATCAACAGCGCGTCGAGACTGGCCTAAACCCGCAGCATGAGGAGTGGACAATCACCTATCCAGCGCTCAGTGACTCAGAATTTCAAAGCATAATGACGACGCTTAATACAGTTCGCTGCATAACGCCTATGGTATGGGTATCTCCGCTGGACGGTATCAGTAAAAAATATACAGTCGTACCAGACAGTCGCGATCCTACGTCAGTCGGTGAGCGCTGGAATTTGTCATTGTCATTACGTCAGGTATTTGAGCCATGAGTCTTGCTGCAGAATCCCATAAACTTAATCCGTCAGCGAAGATGGATTTATTTACTGTCGATTTAAACTCGATAGGCGTGGCCGAAGCCTACAATTTTTATCCCGGCACGGATACCGATAGCGCACCGATAGTCTACCAGGGCGTGACTTATACGCCGTGGTACATAAAAGTCACTGGCATCGATCACCGTGGCACAGGCGCAAGCGTCAGGCCCGAAGCAGAAATAGGCAACGCCTTGCACTTGATTACTGATTTATGTAGGCAATATCAGGACATGGTAGGCGCTCAGGTACGCAGGCGCAGGACGCTGGCAAGCTACGTAATTGCCGACATTGCTCAATATCAGGACGAGTATTATCTGATCGAGCGGCGCAGTAAAGAAACCCTCGAAACGGTTACTTTTGAACTCGCAAGCCCCATGGATTTTTTAGACAAACAGTT